CGAGCAATCATGTTGAGACGTTTTACTAAGTTACCTCTGTTACGTTTTGGTTTGCCTTCTTTTCTTGCTTTTGCCATCTTACTTTAAAATTCCAGCTAGGCGCTGCATTCTTTTCATTTCCTCAATTTGAGTCCCATCTCCCACAACTGCTTCATAATCTATCATGCTAAGAGTTCCAGCAAAACGAGATAAATCAATTGCGTTTTCTGCTACACGGTGTAGATCCATATCATCTTTTGCATCCTCTCTAGCATATTCTAGAAGACGGATGAATAGAGGAACATCTAATTTGATTGTGTCTTTTGGATTCATGGTTTATTTGTTTGAACTTGATTTTACTTTAGCATAGTATTCATAAGCATCTTCAATAGCATCAAATTCTTTTGTCTCAAGTCTAGTAGCTACGGGGTGAGCAACTATCCATTTTTTTCCTTCTTGGTATATAGATACTTTTGATATGTCCTCACTTAATTCATCTTCATACACTTGAGCAGCATCTGTCTCTTCATGTGAAGGTGCTTCGGGCATTTCATCATCCATTTCTTCGTTCAATGAAGTACTTTTAGTAAAGTGTTCAAATGCAAGTTCGTAATCTGTTTTTTCACGATCGAAAATATTTCCAACCATTCCCATACCAACGAAGTTTTCGTTGAGTAAATCTTTAGATTCCTCTAATTTAGCTTTGTATTCACCTTCTGTGATGATACCGGAAAGCATTTGCATGCGGAGTGTTTCTTTATCCATTTTTATTTTATTATAAATATTAGAGTCCTTTTGTCTCTACAATTTTCTTTAATTTTTCTAAATATAGGATAGCATCCATATGTTCTTGTTTGGCATGTTCGATCCACTCCAAAACAGATAGATCCTCACGGTCTAAATCTGTTCCATATTTTTGTTTACCAAATGATGCTCTTGAGACAAACTGGTCTATAATTGAGTCAACGACTGAATCTGTTTTTGCAATTGAGCGTTGGGGTGGGTTTTTGATGGGATCATTCTCCCTCCATTTAAATTCTGTTTTTGTCATTTATTTAAAAGTTTTTCTGCTTCTTCCTCGTTAATGCCCATTTTATAGAGAATACTTCGTACACCATTTTCACGAAGTATATCCATGTACTCTTCAGCTTCACCTAAACTGCATTCAAAATATTTTGCAACGTAATCGATTGCAGATTGATTTTTAGATTTCTTTTTAGATCCTATCCACTTTAAGTACACTTTTCTTTTTGGTATCATTTCTCTATAAATTGAATATATTTGTTTATTCTGATCGTAGGGTACCTTCTGTACATAATTTACTAATTCAATGTAATCAGGACACATAGATACGTATTTATGTATCATGAAAGTGTTCCATGATTTCCACGATCCTTCCGAAATATCTTCAATAGGAGTTTTATAAAGGGTGATTTCGTTTAACCACCCAAATAAACTCTCTATATGCTTTTGTTTACTCACAGAGTAATATCTTTGTATTCTGAACGAAGTTCTGGTGGGAGTGAATCTATTAGGATTTTTTTACTTTCCAAATCATAGAATACGGGGATTGGAATTAGAGCATCCTCATCTGCTCCAATCATAAATTTGGAGATTTTGCGGATGATAACTGCTTGTCCGAATAGTTTTCCTCCGTTGAATCCTTCAACGGCCGTTGTTTTTGTGAAATCAATGTTCAATTGGGGTTGTTCCATGTTTATTTGTTTTGCTGTTTATAATCTATAAAAAATCCTATTGCCACTACTATATTTAATCCTACCGAGGTTAAAATCTCATATATATCCTCGTATACATTTGTTGTTAAGTGGATATGACCTACCATCCAAAATGGGATTGCTAGGTTTTGTGATATCCAAACAATCAAATATTTTACGAAATTCATTTTATAATATCAAGTATCTTTTGAATACAAGCCATAAAGCATATTTCTTTATCCAATATTGATACACTTTGAAACATATGCTCGTTTACAATTATTGTAACCATACCCTCTAATCCATTTGCAAACTTTGAGGACTCACCATATAATTTTTTATATAAACTATCAAAGTCAGTTATGTCATTATCCGCTATTAGTTGTCTAATGGTGGAAAATGATTTATGGTTTGGTTTAGATAGTTCATCTATAATTTTATTTTCTGCCTCTGAGTCATTCATTAGCTGGCCTGAGAGGATCAGTTTATTATCTACAATATGTTTTTGGGTTGTGTTTAGGGTTTTGCGTAGGTCAGGATAGCAACTGTTTATTATTTGAGCTAAATCAGATAGCTCGAATTCTATTTGCTCTGTCTCTAGAATTTGCTTAACGTGTTTTGCTACTACTTTTTTAGATGGGGGAACCAAATTATATTCCTCCATCCTAGAGCGAAGTGGATCAATTAGACGTTCGGGGTAGTTTCCGGTTAAAATAAAACGAGTATTTCTACTATACGTTTCAACCATGTTAAGTAGAAGTACTTGGGATGCTTGTAAGATATGAGTTGCCTCGTCCAATATTACAATTTTGGGGGCACTTTTGAATGACATGGTAGAAACAAAAGGTAATATCTCGTTTCGAATATCATCCATTGAACGTTTATCCGTTGCATTCAAGTACAGATAATCACAATCTATATTTTTGGCTAGTATTTTAGCTAAAGTAGATTTACCAGAGCCTGCTTTTCCATAAAAGAATAGGTGAGGTATATTTTGTTCTTCAATCCAGGTTTGGATTTTTTGTCTAAAATGTTCATCACACACATAACCATCAAGAGTGGATGGTCTATATTTTTCGTTTAAAATATAATGTTCTTTTTGCATAACCTTAATATACAAAAAAAGCTTGCAATTTGCAAGCCTTTTAAGTTAATATCTTTTTGCTCTCATATAGGCTTTTTCTAAAGTTTCGCCTGGTCCTCTATCTCTATATTTCCCGCCTATGTCCCCAACTGCAACTTGATACATTGGGTCATTTATCAGTTCATCCATCATTGCTTTTACTTTGGCTAGATATGCAGGATATGCTTCTGAGATTTTGATTAGGTCTGCTTTTTCTTTTGGGGTGTCAAAGAAACGGTTTAGGTTTCCTCCGCCTTCGGCTTCTAATTCATCAGCTTTTTCTTGGGTAAATAGACCAACTTGGGAGATCATTTCACCAGCTGTGTAGTAGAGATTTTCATTTAAAAGAGTTTTTTTAATTTCCTCTTTAATAAATTGTTTGAGTTGATTCTTTTTCATTTTACTTTATAATTCCAGCTCTAACAAGCATTTGGCGTTGTTCCCAATCCATTTGCTCTTTTAGCTTAGTTTTAAAATCAAACGCTACTGGTTGTAATTTTGCTCTCTGGTCTGTTGATAGGCCAGTTACAACTAACTTGTATTTTCTATCTGCTCCTGTTCCTACAGGCTCAACTTCATATTTTGCAGTTGGAACTTCACCTAATCTAGCTTGTAAAAGTTTTCTAAGCTTATCTGCTTGATCAGCTGTGTTCACAGTAGTTGAAAGAGGTGGTACTTCTTCTGCTTTTGGTTTAGCTACTACTTGTGGTGCTGCTTCTTCATCTTCACCTTTAGCAACATCTACAAACTGGAAAGAAACACCAGCATTATCCATAATGGTTTTTAAAACCTTTTTTAGATATGCTTTTGGATTGAATGGTGATTTTTCTTGTGGGAAAAGGATCATTCCTTCATCCGCTATGTAGTGAACATCTGGTTCCATTTTACCTGCATATTTTTTCAAATTGTCAGGTGTTTTCATAGGAAAATAATTTTTACCATATTTTCCATAGAACTCTAGTGGAAGGGATTTGCCTGGGAGAGATTTGAGCCAATCTTCGAATTCACCTTCGTTATCATCTGCTTTCCAAGCTTCATATTTTGCTTGGTTTTTCTCTACTGTTTCATTCCATGCTTCAGGAACTCGATTTTTGATATCCGCTATTTTGTTGTCTTTTTCCAAATCAGAGCGGGAATCCCAATCTTTCCAAGCAGCACCTGCTTTTTGAGCAGGGATTGAAGGTCCAAACACTTGAGTAATAACTTTAGCATCTCGCATGTTTTGAGCATAGATGCCATAGTTTTTTATATCAGCCAATGCTTTTAAAGCATCATCAAGTGATTCAGGTTTGATAGCAACGTCGTATTGGACACGGATTGCTTTTTGCTCACCACCTTGTTCATCTTCTATTTCGCGAAGTAGATCAGTTAATTTCATATTTATACATATTAGTCCTCACCGTAAATATTAAAGCGTTTTGGTGGTTCGGGTTTGATTTCTTCCACCATTGTTTTAATAGCAAACAATTTTGAATTTAAAGGCTC